AAAATTTGAAATGTTTTTGAATGAATATCCAGAAATAAAAATTGAATTATGGAGAGGATCACATTTGAACTCATTGGGTATTATCAATAAAGAAGGTTATTTGATAAAAAAATAGGGGGCTATTCTCTACAGGAGACTGTAAATCTCTTGCCATAATATGTAGAGTGGTTGGCGGTTAGGTTCGATTCCTTTAGTCCCCACCAGATCCCCGGTCCTACGCCGGTTATTAGTAGGCGCGACAAGACCAGCGTTAGGGGTCTTAGGTTTCTTTTTTCCTCCCTCCGGGCCATTCATCCGGCAGGGTAAAACAAAAGATAGGACTGTGTCATCCGATACACAAGACACTGGACAGGGCAATACCTCACATCGGGGCTCTTGGGAAAGAGTAGCTGATACCATAACACGTGGCCATCAGCGTGTATAAAGGCGGCGAGTCTTAAACGAAGTCGGTGACGGGATAGGTAGAACAGTTACTCCGAAAGTGTAACGCCGGATTTTGTAACCGGCAACCATATTGAAGCACATTCGGCACTGCGGCGTTCTGTCCATCCCTGTTTCGAAGCAGGATATCGCCAGGCATTTCAAGCCCCGGTCGCTCCGGTCTGGTGTCCAAAAAAGAGATGATGAGTGTGTTTCAATATGGTCTAGGAGTAATTAACCTGTACCATAGTCGGAAGTCATGACTCCGGCGATCCGTGGTAGTGTAATGGATAACACGCAGCGAGGCGTGGGTTCGAGTCCCACCTGCTCCACAGGGGCAGTAGCTTAGAGGTTAGAGTGCAGCGAAATGAGGGTTTCGAAATCCCTCCCACAATGGATCAACCATAAATATGGTTAAATGAAACAACACCGTATAGCGTTATTTCACAATCATCCTGAGTGCAGTGTAGAGTGTGCTCATGGCATCTTAAGATCATTAAGTATGGCATTCGATGTCGACGTAATTAACAGAGATGAATTGACAGATGCTATACTAAGTAAGTATAAAATGATAGCGTTTCCCGGTGGTATGGGTGATAGTGATAGATATTACAAGTTATTAGCTAATAAGCAAGATGTGATACAAAATCAAATTGCTAAAGGGAAACGATATCTTGGTATTTGTATGGGTGCTTATTGGGCAGGCCCTCATTATTTCAACATACTAGAAGATGTGAATCCTGTTCAATATATTAAGAGACCTAATGCTGAGACAAATAGAAGTTATAGTACAGTAGTAAATGTTAATTGGGAAGGTCATAATGAGGCAATGTTTTTTTACGATGGATGTAGTTTATTAGGTGATTCTAATAACTTTGAAACAATTGCTACTTATAGCAATGGTGATCCAGCAGCAATTATACAAAATAATATAGGTGTTATTGGTCCTCATCCAGAGAGTGATATTTACTGGTATAAGAAAAAATATTTAAAACCTTATTGGCATGAGTATAGGCATCATCAATTATTACTTAAATTTGTTAAACGATTAATGAAATAGCCCTCTAAGCTAATCTAGTGAAAGCATACGCCTGAAGAGCGTGGGAGTCTGGAGCGTAACCAGAAGAGGGCACCAACTATCATGAATAATAAAGAACCTTTTTTTAGTATTACTGCCAAAGACTGTGAGTGGTCCTATACCAGGGGCACCGGTGCTGGTGGACAGAAACGCAACAAGACGTCTAGCGCTGTCCATTGTATACATAAAGCATCTGGAGCCCATGGCTATAGTGAATCTAGTCGTAGCCAACTTGATAATAGAAAAGAAGCCTTTCGTAAGATGGCTGAAACTGATAAGTTTAAGAAATGGATACATATAGAATACATGAAGCGAACAGGTGAGCATTACGAAGTTGAGCGGCAAATACAAGCAAGCTTAAATAAAGTAAAAGTCGAAGTTAAAATAGACGGCAAATGGACAGAAGTAACTATTGATCAATTAGTAGATGATCCAGATAAATTTGATTTTAGTTTTTTAGATAAATAACTCGGGTTAGTTCAGTTGGTAGAATGCCTGTTTTGGGAACAGGAGGTCGGGGGATCGTGACCCTCACCCGAGACCAGTAATGCCCCGGTGACGGAACTGGTATACGTGTTGGTCTTAGAAGCCAAATTTTAGGAGTTCGAGTCTCCTCTGGGGCACCATGCGGACGTAATTCAGTTGGTAGAATGTTTGCTTGCCAAGCAAAATGTCGTCGGTTCGAATCCGATCGTCCGCTCCATATAAATAGGTGATATAACACTGCACCGGGTTAGCTCAGAGGTACGAGCGTCTGCCTTACAAGCAGAGGGTCAGTGGTTCGATCCCACTACCCGGTACCAAATAGGAATTATTATGGATAAAGATTTACGTAGTTATTTAAAAATTTATAAAGGTTTTCTTGATTTGAAACAATGTAAGAAAACAGTAAAAGAACTTAAGGCAGCTGTTTATCATAAACATGCTTATTATGATGTTAAAAAAGATGACCATAAAACATTCAATACTGATTTATCAGTAACATATCAAAATGTTAGCACCACCCCATATCTTATGAAAAGAACATGGGATTCTCTTGAACAATACATTCTAAAAGATTTTAATTTTGATTGGCATGCTGGTTGGAACGGATATATGCAAATTCGTTTCAATAAATACGAAGTAGGAACGGAGATGCGTAATCATTGCGATCATATCCATTCTTTATTTGATGGTATGCGAAAAGGTGTTCCTATTCTCACTATTCTTGGTATTCTAAATGAGGATTTTGAGGGAGGAGAACTTATTATGTTTGATGATGAAAAACTTGATGTAAAAACTGGCGATCTTTTAGTGTTCCCTTCAAACTTTTTATTTCCACATAGAGTAGATCCGGTGACAACAGGTGTTAGATATTCCTTTGTTTCTTGGTCTTGGTAGGAGAAAATTATGCCTAGAAAACCTGCAGCAAAAAAGACTGAGCCGAAAACAACTAAGAAGAAAAAAGAAGTTGAAGAAATTATTGTAGCACCAGTAAAAGACGGTATTGAATTTGGCAACTATTCAACTACCGTGTATAAAAATGGTGAAAAAATTAGTTTCGACATTGATTGGGACAAATTAAGAGAATATATGCGAACAGTTTAGATTAAAATTAGATTACACCTTATAGATATTTAATATTATAAGGAGATCTAATGAAAAAACTATTCGCAATTTTATTTTTCCCACTATTTTCCCTTAGCGCTAATGCTGCAGAAATTACTGGAGCAGGTGCTACCTTTCCATATCCAATTTATGCCAAATGGGCAGAAGCATATCACAAAGCTACTGGCAACACTCTCAACTATCAAAGCATCGGTAGTTCTGGCGGCATAAGACAAATCAACAATAAAACTGTAGCCTTTGGAGCAAGTGATGCACCAGTTAAGGGTGAAGATTTGGAAAAATTGGGTCAAATACAATTTCCAGCTATCATTGGTGGCACTGTCCCTGTCTTTAATTTGGATGGATTCAAGCCCGGTGAACTTCGAATTACAGGACCTGTGCTTGCCGAAGTGTTCATGGGAAACATAACCAAATGGAACGATGATAAACTTGTTAAACTTAATCCTGGGAAATCCCTCCCTAACACCAACATTACAGTGGTTCATCGAGCTGATGGATCTGGTACTACTTTTAATTGGACTGATTATCTCACTAGTGTTAGCCCAGAGTGGGAGAAACGAGTTGGACGAGGAGCAGCAGTAAAATGGCCTGCTACAAGCTCTGTTGGCGGTAAAGGCAATGAAGGAGTTGCTGCTAATGTAAATAGAATTAAAGGTAGTATTGGTTATGTTGAATATGCGTATGTCAAGAAAAATAATATGACATACATGAAACTACAAAACAAATCAGGTAACTTCGTCGACCCAGATGATGCGACATTTGCTGCAGCAGCGGCAGGTGCGGACTGGTTCAGTGTCCCAGGTATGGGACTGAGCATCGTAAATCAGGGCGGCAAAGATACCTGGCCTGTTACTACAGCTTCATTCATTATCATGTATAAAGAACCTGTTGATAAAAAGGCAAGTGCTGAAGTAATAAAATTTTTCGATTGGGCATTTAAGAACGGTAAAAAGTTAAGTGAAGAACTTGACTATGTTCATTTACCAGATACCCTACAGAATCAAATTAGACAAAAGGTCTGGAGTCAAATTAAATGATTGAAACCAAACTACTGATTGTTTCAGGTGTAGTTGTTTTAATAACAATCGGTATGGTTGGTCCGGCTATATATAAGTGGAGAAAGCGTAGATTTTAAGGAGATCTTATGAATTTAGAAATGACACACCATAATATGCGAATTTCATTCTCTTGTGAGGATGAATCTACAACAGAACACTTATCAATATTAGCTCGTATTTGTGATTTAGTAGGTGAACTACAACATCACGACAAAGTATCATTAATTATATCCTCAGAGGATAGTGATCACCAAGACGTCGAAGAGCCGGAACCTTACGAAAATAATTAAATTTTGGACAAATAGGGCGCTTGACACAGCGCCCTTTTCATTATATAATATTGATATAATGTAAGGAAAAGTATGGACAAGCAAATAGATGAGATTATGAGTATTCTGCAGGAAGAATGTGCAGAAGTAATTCAAATGGTCAGTAAGGTTCGTCGTTTCGGCGAATTCAATCATCATCCCGACGAACCAAATTTAACCAATCTTACCAAGTTTAAACAAGAACTTGGTGATGTTATTGCTATGATCGAATTGCTTGCAGCACATGATTATATTGATATGCAACATATTCATATGCTAAAGCATGAGAAGTTTGATAAATTAAGGAAGTGGTCAGATATTAATATTGACTATGATAAACTAAAATACAAATAGGAAAATGCCCGAGTGGTGAAATAGGTAGACACAAGAGACTTAAAATCTCTCGCGAAGATAGTAGCGTGCTGGTTCGATCCCGGCCTCGGGCACCAATAACATGAACAAGAAACTAGATCTAAACAAAGTAAAAGAATTCATCGAAAGTCAAAGTCCAGAAACTAAAATTTACATTGGTTGTGATTCTGAAAGGTATCGCAGAAACAATGTTTGGTACGCTGATTATATTCTTGCTATCGTTGTTCATATTAATGGCAAGCATGGATGTAAAATTTTCGGTGAAGTAATAACAGAACGAGATTACGATCAAAAGGCAAATAAGCCCACATTTAGACTCATGAATGAGGTTTATAAAATCTCAGAATTATATCTTAAACTGGCTGAGGTCCTTGTGGATCGAGACGTTGAAGTACATCTTGATATTAATCCAGATGACGACCACGTTTCAAATGTCGTTCTGTCTCAAGCAGTAGGCTATATTAAGGGAACATGTAATGTGATTCCATTAGTAAAACCTAATGCGTTTGCTGCCTCTTATGCAGCGGATCGTTTAAAAGAACTTAAAATTGCATAGGAGATTGTATGGCTCGTATCACATCACAAGTAGCAGCAAATAAAATTGGTAATATTTACGATATGGTTTTAATTGCTTCAGCAAGAGCAAGAGAAATGCGTAAAGGTAAAAGACCAATGATTAATACGAAAGATAAACCCACAGTAACTGCTATTAGAGAAATCGAACAAGGTCATGTGGGTAGAGAGTATCTCAGGAAACTGAGAAGTAAATAATATGGAGAAATTATGCTTAAATCACGTGTTTTGAAAGTACTACAGTCTGGTCGTCAATTTACCCCTGCTCAACTTGCAGGTCTTACAGGATGTAAAGAGGATAGCATTCGTCCTCGTATTAGCGAGCTTCGTGCAGAAGGTCATGCTATTTACACTAATACTACTAAGAATGGTAAATCTGCTTATCGTCTTGGTACTCCAAGCCGTAAAATGGTTGCTGCAGCATATAAAGCAACTGGCAGCACCGCTTTTAATGCTTAATTAGCATATAGCAACAAAGGGCACTTCGGTGCCCTTTCTTTTTGACTTTCTAGAACTAATAAATATTATGAAATTCGTTCCGATGGAGTCAAAATGACCAAACAATTCAAAGATTTCATGCAAAATCTTATAGAAGCCAGAGGGTTCATTAAGAGTTTTGGTAATGAAGCAGAAAGGCATAAAGCAAAATATTTAAATCCTTATGTTGGTTCGGAAACACCTACACATGAGGTCGGTACTGCCCATGAGTCTCTTCCTGCAGGATCTAAAGTGAAAATTCATTCCGTATATAAAGGTAATGATAATAAAAATTATGCAGTTGTTTCAGGTGAAGATAAAAAAGAAATTAATATCCCTGTGTCTAAACTCCATAAACCAGGTGAAGAACAAGTAAATCTTGGCACAAAATATGAATCAGATTTTGTTGAAAGAATGCGAAAACATGGTTTGGTGCCTGAAAATTTCACTGCCGCTGGATCAACTGCGGGCGCAGATGTTATGGTAATTAATAAGAAAAAGAAAACAGTACATCCTGGTAAAGTAATGGGGGAAAATAATGTATTCCAAGGTGAGGTTAAACAAGATGTTACTGCAGCTATGGGACAATTGACAATTAGACATAATAAAGAAAAAGGTTGGCACATTCCAGAAGATGCAAGATCAAAAAGACCTAAGTATGCTGCAGAAATTGAAAAAGCGGGTATATTAGAGCATATGAATAAAGCTGTACCTGAACCTACTAAAGTAGAAACTACAGCTAGTGGTAGAGCAAAAAATATTGTTATTGAACATCCAGATCTAAGCCCTGCAGATGCTTATCTTCAAGACCATCATGCACATTTTGTACAAGTAGGATCAGGATTTGGCACATATAAAGTAGGTGAAAAAGATGAAACTGGTCATGGATTACCTTCTCTGCGGGGGAAAGGTAAATGGACTATACGAGAAAAACAAGCAGGAAATAAATCTTCAAGAACAGTAATGTTTCAACCTAATGGTAAAAAAGGATTAGAAAAAAGTAATGTAAATTTAGATAATGACGAACATCTTAATGCGTTTAAACGCACATTGGGGCATCTTGATATGGAAAAAACTAAAACGCTTAAAAAACCATACGAAGTTAAGATTCACGGATGATAAACAATTTTACATTATTTCTTTCTGAAGAAAAGAATGCGTCGATTCCACACCTGCGACATCTTGCAGGTGAAAGTCACTTCTACAGTAGCAAAGATACTACTGACGAATTAGATCGTTTAGATAATCTGCATAAGTATCTAAAGAACGAAAAATCTAAAGTAGAAAGTATAAGTATTAAAGCAGATGGTTCTCCGGCATTTAATGCCGGGCATCTTGTTGATCCATCAGATGGGCAATATAAATTCGGAGTAGCTTATAAAGGTGCTGCCAGAGGATGGGCATTCACACATGACGATGTTGATAATTTATACTCACATAATCCAACTCTACGTGACAAGATGCATCAGTTACTTGAACATGGTAGTAAAGTAGTTAGACCCCAGCATGGTATTATGCAAGGCGACTTCATGGGTTCTAAACAAAATGGGACAATAAGTACTGAAGGCAACAAGGTAAAATTTAAAGAAAATACTATTGAATATGGTATAGATAAGAATACAGATGAGGGTAAAAAATTAAACAAAGCTAAGATAAGTGTTGCCCTGCATACAAGAATAGATAAAGAAAATCCAGAATTCAACGTCCATCCTAGTAAGTTTCCTCACAGTGATGATGTGCATATTTTTAATAATTATGCTAACAGATCAATGTTTAATTATGATGAACAGAAACAAAACACCTTTGATCTACACTTTAATAAAGCAAAAGAAGCTATAGGTAAAATAGAAGATCACGACAATTTAGTTGCCGGTCATACAGATCATTTACAAACCTATATTAATAGTATAGTTAAAACTGGTAAAAATCCTACTGTATCTGGTTATAGAAGCCATGTTGCTAAAAGAATGCAGAGTGCGGTTGATAAAGTAAAGAGACAAGCTACTAAGGATATAAAAACAAAAGAAATGAATGATTCATTGATGCATATTGATTTAAATGTAAACAATTTTAAACATCTATTCAAAGCACATACGCATCTTGATACTGCAAAGAATCAAATGGTCGATGCTATGAATGAAGGTCAACAACACTACGAACATAATATTAAAGGTGAACAAACACATCCAGAAGGATACGTTGTTAAATTCCAAGGCGGGGATGGTTTAGATAATGTTGCTAAGGTTGTTAACCGAGGCGAATTTTCAAGAAAGAACTTTTTAGATGAAAGCATTTAGAAACTTCATTAAAGAGGACAAGACAAAAGTTCATCTACAAGACTTTTTAAGTCACGTATCGGATGAACTTAAACTTGAATCCTTACCACAGATTAATTTGCTTAATGATAAAGGTTATTCATTAGCACATAGAAGCTTCGGGGGTTATTCACCTGGAGCTAAAAGCATAACAGTAAATACTTCTGATCGTCATATCGTTGATGTATATAGGACTCTTGCTCATGAATTAGTACATTATAAACAAGATGTTCAAGGAAGATTAACCCCTGATAATGTTGCTGAAGCTGGTGCTACAGGCAGTGAATTTGAAAATGAGGCAAATATTTTAGCAGGTATAATAATGAGGAATTATGCTAAGCGTAATCCGAGAATATTTGAGTCTTATCATCTAGGCTCATAGCAAATAGTACCACCATGTCAATACTATGTCTATAAAATCTATCAAAGAAACTGCTATATTGGTTAACTTAGCCAAACAACTTGGTCAGGATGTTGACTCTAAAGATTTGGAAAAGGTAAACAATTATGTACAGATACAGACATCAGTAAAGCAATCATTAAAGTCCACCGCATTAAAAGATTTGGCAGAGGCTTTTCAAGGTATTAAAATTGAAAAGAAACCTGTTGTTGAGTATCCAGTACCTCCTTCGTTGGAGGATTTAGAAACCCTTTTGGAGACTACTGATGACTTGGATCAGACACAGGAACAACAAAATACCACCGAGTATGATGAACCCGAAGAAGTATCAGAAGTCGAACAACCTAGACCAAAGTCTCTCCCAGAACTTGCCGCAGAATCAATCACAACAGCAACCCAGCTTGAAGGATTCTTTGATAAACCAGAACCAAGAGAAGTAGATTCTGAATTTAAAGCAGTTACTCAAAAGCTAAAATATTTAGAACAATGGTTAAGTAAAATATCTATGCATGGCCCTGGTGGCGGTGCAGGGTCAGAAGCAAGATTAGATAGAGAAACAAAATTAATAGATTTTCCTTCCTATAATATAACAACTAAAGATTTTTACTTGGGTGTAAATTATGCAGGACCAGTAACTATAACATTACCAACAGCAGTTAGAAATGGTACAATGTATATAATAAAAGATGAATCTGGTAATTGTGCTACGTATCCTATAACTGTTTTGGGTAATGTGGATAATGATCCAGGGGGATTCATTTTAATGCAGAACAATGGTGGTATTCAAATGATTTATAGAAATGGTTGGAGAATAGTATGACATATTTGTTTAGTGGCAACACAGTTATCACCAATGAAGTTGAAATTAAAAATGATGCTGGTAATGCTGTACCAATTAGTAGAAATACTACAACTAATTCTGATACCAATCCTATTTTTGTAAAGGGTACTGCTGATACAAGTTTCTTTGCTCCTACACAAACTGATGCTTTTGGTAGATTAAGAGTCAGTAATCCATTTACTTTATTTGATAGTAGTTTTAGTATTGGTGATAATATTAAAGTGTGGGATACGAGTAATACTAATAATACAAGCTATAGATTTGAGTCCAATATTGCCTGTATATCTATGAATTTATCGACTAATTCTGGTGACAGAGTTTATAGACAAACCAGAAGATATTTTCAATATCAACCTGGTAAAAGTTTATTATCTTTAAACACATTTGTAATGAATAAGGGCAAAGCAAATTTAAGACAACGTGTTGGTTACTATGATACTAGAAACGGTATTTTTCTTGAGAATGAAAGCAACGTAAACTACATAGTCAAAAGAAGTTATGTGACAGGAGATGTAGTTGATACGAGAATAGCTCAAAACCAATGGAACGGTGATAAACTAAATGGTACAGGTCTTAGTGGATTAAACTTAGATATTTCAAAAGCGCAAATTTTTTGGACAGACGTAGAATGGCTTGGTGTAGGATCAGTTAGAACCGGATTTGTTATAGATGGTAATTTTATAGTATGTCATCAATTTAATCATGCAAATGTTGAATCAAATGTCTATATGACAACCGCTACATTACCAGTAAGATATGAGATTGAAAATATAGGTGTTACAGACACTTCAAGTACTTTGAAGCATATATGTAATACAGTTATTAGTGAAGGAGGATACGCTCCTACAGTAGTTACCCGAGCAGCATCTACCACGCTTGCCGGTTTGGAGATGTTACAAACAGAATTTAGACCCTTATTAGCTATAAGATTAAAAGCTAATAATTACGGAAGTGTAGTAGTTCCTGCGAAATTAGATTTATTTGGATTACAATCTACCCCATTCGTTTACAAATTAGTTCAAAATGCTAACGTTATTGGAGGATCTTGGTTAACCACTGGATCAGATAGTGTAGTTGAATATAATGCAAATGCTACATCTATAGGGGCAGGTGGTACAGATTTAATGCAAGGTATGTTTGTAGGAGGTACATCAGCTCAACCTGTAACCATTAATTTAAAAGAACATAACCATAGTTTACAATTGACAAGTAATATTAATGGATATCCTTCAGTATTTTGTGTCGCAGTTAAAGCAACAACTAATAATGATGATGCTTTAGGAGCTATATCTTGGGAAGAATATAACTAATCTTTTTGAATAATAAATAAAAATAACCCTTTATATTTTAATGGAAAATAGATGTCAATAGCAGTTGTAGCATGGGGCAGAGCTAATCCTCCAACCGTCGGACATGAAAAATTATTTGATAAAACCATCGAACATGCGGAAAATGTAGGTGGTAAAGCACATATCTTTGTATCGCACTCGCAGGATAATAAAAAGAATCCTCTTTCGTCATCTGAGAAAGTTAATTTTCTAAAGAAAGCTTATAAAGGTAAAAAAGTTACTGTAGGATCATCTTCGCCTGTTAATCCAAGTATTTTACATATAGCAAAACAGTTAAACGATCAAGGGCATGATGAATTACATTTATTAGCTGGATCTGACCGAGTTAACGAATACCAAACACTATTGAATAAGTATAATGGCAAAGAAGGTCATTATAACTTTAAGAAAATACAAGTTGTTTCCGCTGGTGAAAGAGACCCGGATGCTGAAGGTACCGAAGGTATTTCTGGTACTAAGATGCGCTCTCATGCTATTTCTGGTAATAAAGAAGAATTTAAAAATAACGTATTATCTAAATTATCTGACGAGGATAAAGAACAAGTATATAGTAAGACCAGAACAGGTATGGGATTTAATGAGGATTTTGAAAATCCATATCGTTTTGATGATGCTACTCCTGAGGGCACAAAATACATGATGAACATGACTCCTGAATTCCAAATTGTTTGCCCTGTAGGTCAATATTTTAATGAAAAAACTGGCACATGCGAGCCAAGAGGTAAGAAAATGGATTTAAGGGAAAGATATATATCTGGTGAATTGTTTAACCTTGGTGAGATGGTTACTACTATTGATGGAACACAAGGTGAGATAGTTTACAGGGGTTCGAATTATGTTACTTTAAAATTAGCTAATGAATCTACAGTGAAACGTTGGATAAAAGATATAAAACTTAATGAAAATGGGTATGAAGAACCTGAAGAAAAAGAAGGTACTAAAGAAGTAAAAAATCGTAAAGTATTTAAAGATTTTTCAAAGCTTCAAGATAAAGAAAAAATGCCCGAGAAAAAAGAATTATCTGAAAAAAGATATTCTAAACACTTTAAAGAACGCATGGGTATAGTTGAGAAAGAACAATTGCCGTTTCTTTTAATGAATGATAAGCAAAAGCAGGAACTTAAAGAAGAAAAGAGTCAGCTTGAATACGCCGGTTATAAAACACAACACTTTGATAAATCGAGTGAAGCATATAAAATGTTTCAAAAATTAATTGCACAGGCTGGTCCTCACAATGATACAACAGCCATAGCACAAGTTCAGGCAGGTGTTGCTCTCAAACCAAGGCACCTAAGACACATGCAGTTTAAACAATATGTAGGTATTTAAATGAGTCCTTTATCAGAACTTCTTAAAAAATTACTATCTGATCTTGTAGTTTTTAAATTTAAAACACAGAAATATCATTGGAATATTGAAGGTCCAGACTTCTCTCAATATCATGCATTCTTAGCTACTCTTTACGAAGATGTAGAGGGCTCTATTGATGAAATTGCAGAATTAATTAGAACAATGGATGTTAAAGTACCAGGAACATTAAAAGAATTTCTTGATATGACATCTATAGATGAAGCTACTGATGATCCAGACGCTATAACTATGTTAAGAAATGTTCTTTCCGATAATGATAAAGTTATAGCAGTATATTACATTGCATATAAGACAGCTGAAGAAGCAGGTGAAATGGGGATTAGTAATTATTTGCAGGATAGAATTCAAGCACATGAAAAACATCGTTGGATGCTAAGGGCTATTACAAAATGATGAACGAAAACCAACAACATCTTGTTCTTGCAGCTTTGAAGGCTACTGATACCTACCTTGGGATAATGAAGGACGTGGAAAAACAGGGTATTGGCACTCCGAAACATCTACATGATTTTACTCAGTATTATACTACAGCTTATACCGCGCTTGATAATTTAGAAAAGCTTGATGAACACGAACCTTATATGAAAAATCTTGTAGCTGAAATGATAAAAATATCTAAGCACGAAGATTCATCATTAGGAGATGAGCCATACGCACATGCACCAGCAAGTAGTTTTGGTGAGGTCGATGAGGATGTTGGTCAACAGAGATCATTTGTTGCTGGTGCTGATAGAAAAAATGTAAAAGTTACTGGGGCTGATGGTAGACCTAAATGGAAAAGTATTCCGGCAACTAAAATATACGGACCAACTACTGTATATGATCCTACTGGAGTACAATCATCTGAAACCAGAGATGAAGAAGATTCTGATAGAAAACGAGCAGCACAAAAAGCTAAACAGATTGCTTTAGCTAATCAGAGTGCGTCTAAAGATAGACAAATGTCTGAGCAAGCTGTTGCTCTAGTGGCATCTAAATCCGCAGCTACTGGCATATCAATTGATGTTTTATCTGAAGTTTATTTTAGAGCTATTGATAATAACGAGGAACCCTTAGCTAGAATCAATTCTTATATAATGAAGGGTAAAGCATACCATCAAGACAAAGATTTGCATGAAAAGAATGATGAAATATCTGAAAAAGATATGGATAAGATGGTAGAAGATTTAACATGGGAAGATATTGCTGATCTATTCGAAGAAGATGAAGAGCGAATAGATGAGGCAATTTCTGCCACATCAAGAATGCGTAAATCACAACAGTTTAGCAAAACCTCAGTGAAAAGAAATGTGCAAAAAGGATTAAAGTTAAGCAGATCAGCCGACCTTGCAACATTAAGAAATAGAGCAAAGGTTGCTGCCCGTAGAGCTTTGATGAAAAGATTCTTAAAGGGAAGAGACAAATCTCAGTTGTCTGCTGCTGAAAAAGATAGACTTGAACAGCAAATTCGTAATATGAAAAATGTAGTTAGTTTAATGACGCAAAAAATGCTACCTAGAATAAGCCAATTACAACAAAAAAGATTAGTAGGTAGATCTAAAAAGAAATGAAGCAATATAGACAATTCAAAATAGAATTACAAGAAGAAGCTTGTCCGGTAGCAACACGAGATCTTCATGTAAATATAGAAAACAGACAACATGCAATAGATGAGTATGTGTATGGACCTGCTAATCCTAATGAACCTGGTGATTATTGGAGTAGATTAGCTAAAATCTGGGGCATATCATCTGAAGAAGCAAGCACTATGAGATGTTCTAATTGTGCAGCTTTCAATGTATCTCCTAAAATGAAAAAGTGCATGGCTGATGCTATAAGTCCTAATGGCATGGCAGTGGTAGAACAAGCCAATCTTGGATATTGTGAACTTTTACAATTTAAATGTGCTGGTGATAGATCATGCAGCGTATGGTTAACTAACGGTCCCATTACTAAATGAATTCATTTAAAAATCACCTTGGCGAAGATCTACGAAAGTGGTTCAAAGAGAAATGGGTTCGTATGGACACCAAGGGTAATATTAAAGGTGATTGTGCAAGAGAAGAGGGTGAAGGCAAACCTAAATGCTTACCTTCTACCAAAGCATATTCAATGAGTAAAGAAGATAGAGCTAAAGCAGCTAGAAGAAAAAGAAGGCAAGACCCAGTGGCAGATAGACCTGGTAAAGGCGGTAAACCTATTAATGTTAAAACAATGGAAGAGCAAATGGATTTATACGAAGGAAATAAACCAACCAATCCAGCACTGTGGTCTAGAGCCAAAGCATTAGCAAGATCTAAATTTGATGTATATCCTTCTGCATATGCAAATGGATGGGCCGCTAAATGGTACAAATCTAAGGGTGGTGGTTGGAAATCTGTTAGTGAAGGAGTTGATGACGAAGGCGGCATGGCTAAAGGTGAACTGAGTTCTATTGCTGCAAAAGCTAAAGAACTTGCAAAAATGATGAAAAGGAATAAACAGCTTGATGCTTGGGTTCAATCTAAAATTACTAAAGCAGATGATTATGTTGGGTCAGTGCATGATTTTCTTAAAAACGGTAAACAAGAAGTGGATGAGACAAGAATGGAAAAAGTATCTTTTAAATCTTTCTTAGAAGAAGCATGTTGCGATGAATGTGATGATAGTAACTATGGATCAGTAGAAGAAGATTTTGAACCAACAGGTAATGAAGAATATGAAGATTGGGATTTATTTGAAGCAAAAGTAGATCCAAATGATAATTCTATTCCATTCGAAGGGCCATATACTAAAGTACCTAAAATGCAACCTGGTAGTAAAAAACCAGTAGGTGCGTCAAGAGCTAAACACCTTGCTCAACAAATGAAAGATAAAATGAGCAAGATGAAAGAAGATCTTGATGAAGCAAAAGATACTGAGATGTACAAGTACATAGATCAGTCTGGAGGTCAAGTAATAAAAGGAAAATCAGGAACTTATGTTGGCTATACACATTCTGCTACTAAAGGCAAAGGTGCCAACATTCTAAAACATAACCAGACTAAAAAGTATTATGCAGCAGGCGGTTCTTCTACTGCATTTACTGCAAAAACTACTTTACACGATACACCTGAAGATGCAGCTAGAGCGTATCACAAAGGTAATCTTGCTGAAGCATCTCCAATGATTAAACCACCTAAGAACGAGTTTGCTAAGAAAGAAGATGCTTTTGCTCATGCTAAAAAGCATGGCGGTAAGGTCATGAAAAAGACATTTACCCATCCTACTTCTGGTATGAAGAATGTTAGTTATGTTGTTAAAGAAGATGCCGAACTAGATGAAGCCATCAAGAAACCCAATGCTACTACTCGTCATTTAAGAAATTATCCAGTTAGTGATAAAGACGTGGCCAAGCCTGTAAAGAAACCTGAAAAGAAAAAACCAGAGCAAGGTGCGGCGGAAAAAATAGAACTCCAAGAAGCAGAAAAGAATGGTAAAAAGGTTCAATTAAATAAACCTTTTAGAACATCTGATGGCAAAGGTAAATTTGCTGTCTATACAAAGAATGAAAAAGGTAATGTAGTTAAAGTGAACTTTGGTGATACTACTGGACTTACTATTAAGACAAGTAATCCAGATAGACGTCGTAATTTTAGAGCAAGACACAATTGTGACAATCCGGGACCCCGCCACAAAGCTAGATACTGGGCATGTAAAAGTTGGTCAAAAGATACAGTATCTGCGGGTTTAGGCACTAAATGAAATACTTGATCTATAAAATAACAAATACTATAAATGGACGTTACTATATTGGTAGACACTCTACCAATAATATAGATGATGGATATATGGGTAGCGGCAGAGCTATTTGCAATGCCATTAGTAAATACGGCGCACATGTTTTTACAAAGGAAATAATTGCAGAATCTTTTTCAAAAGAAGATTTGTGGGAATTAGAAAAAATAATAGTAAATGAAGATGTGGTGAAGGATCCAAAGTCATATAACATGGCGTATGGTGGTAAAAGTTATTTAGATGGTCTTAAAAAATATGATATAGAAAAATTTTTAAAACATCAATCAGAAGCAGGTAAAAAAGGTGGTAAAGCTTCTTATAATTTCAAAAATAATAGTCAAAAACTTGATTGGCATAGTAAAGGTGGCAAAAAAGCTGCCGAAAAGCATAAGATAGCAAAAACACATCCTTTTTACAATGGAGTGGCAGCTAAATTGGGAGGAAAAGCTATTAAAGGTATGATAGATTTATGGAATCCTAATGCTGTTTCTGTAAATGCTGCTCATTCTAATTATGAAAAAGGTGATAGATTGAGGGTATTTCCTAATACCATTCGATATTATACATTACTAAGTATGGGCTGGCTTACTATAGAAGATCAAAAAATTAAGGTTAAAGCTCTTGCTGTTTCTGCAGGCTTAGGAACCTAGTTAAATAAATATAATATTAAAAATTTTTATTCTAAGGAACTCTAAATGAAAAGAATTTCCAACAGTCTTTTTGAAGCAATTAACAAAGTGACTTTGGGTCAACCCCAACAATTAAATGAAGCTTCTGAAGACAAACCGGTAGATAAAGCACATTTTTGTGCTACTCACGTCGAACATCCTCTATATGGCGAAGGTGAGTGTATTGCTGAAGCACATGCTGATCCAGATGCCGACGGTAACATTGCTTGGTATACTGTGCAATTCAGCGACGGTATTCGTAAAGTATATACCGAAGCTATGAAAGTTAAAAAAGCTAAGATGCATGAGCATGCTGAAGTTTCTAATGATGTTGTCGCTGAAACAGAACAGACTAATGAAGGCGCAATGAGTGATTTAGATGCTGATCGTAAAGAGAGGGCATATAAAACACGTCAAGCTAATACCACAATGAAGCATATTAGCAATCCTACTCCTGGTGAAAAGAAAGCTGCTAAAGATATCAAGCCTGGTATTGCAGGATATCGAGATCGTGTGGCAATGCTTAAATCTGCAGAAGCCCGTGGTGCTTTGAAAGAAGATGAAATCAAGATGAAAGATGTTGAAATTGTATATGTACATGAAGAAATTGATACAATACAAATCCCTGAAGTACCTATTCTTAAAGATTATTTAGATGCAGTAAATAAATTACTAGCTAGTGACGAATATACCGATGAGATTAGAATTGCTGTTGCTAATGAAGCATTCAACAATGAGGATATAGAAATCATTATTGAAGCTGCGGTAATGACTAAAGCGCAGAAGAAAGATGTAAAAGGCAAAATGGATTATTATTTTGGTGATTGGAAACCAACCAACAAACCAGAGCAATCAAAGAAATCTATTGGTGCAAGACACGACATTGAAACAAAAGGTGGTGTCACTAAAGCAACTGCTAGAATTAAAGATAGCGAAGGAATGGGAACAAAGCAGAGTGAGCGTAAGGCTATGAAGAAATATACTGCTAAGTATTCTAAATAAATAAAAAGTATTTAAGGGGAACATAATGTCTCAATGGGGCAAATTAGATCGATATGAATTAACTGGTACAGTAACGGCTAATCTTAATAGTACAACTATTACAGCCAGTACTGGTATGTTTACATCAGCAAATAATGTAGCAGTTGGATATTCTATTTTATTAGGTAATGTGGCATACAGAATCAACGCTATTCCTGCAGCTAACACTATTACATTGGAAAAGGCTTTTGCGGCAAGTAATGTAAATACCACAACTGCTGCGATTCAACAATCACCTAAAGATATTTTGACTTATGGCTGGGCATCAAGCAACGTAGGTGTTAATGTTGCTAATCTAGTAACTAAGCAAAATGTATATGGTGTGGATCGTACAGAGATTGGTGTAACAAGAAATAAAGCTAATGGAATTAGTCATACAGGCTGGGTCCATTATCATCGTTATACTGATGCTTATGGTAATACAAGGCATAAGTCTGAAGTATTAGTTGCCATGTCAAAGAACTTCAATGCAAATGCTGCGACTAGTTTACAGACAGATGCTAATGATGGCGCAGTATTACCTAATAGTTAATTATGGCTGATTCAAAAGTAAGTGCTTTAACATCTGCAAATACTGCGACAAGCAGTGATTTTCTCTATCTAGTTCAAGCAGGTACTAGTAAGAAGGTCACTGTAGGTAATTTTTATAATAGTGCAGCTAATATTAATTTGAATGGTATAGTTAAAATAACTGGCGCTGACGTAGTAGACGCTGGCGCTACTTTAAGTGTAGCTGTCCCAATAACCAAGTTAGAGGGCGGTGGTATTTTATCTAATTTAACTATACCTAATGGTGTTAATGGGCAATTAAAAATTGTAACCTTTAATGAGACTACTGGCGGTAGTTTCCAATTAGCAACTGGAAATATTGCTGGTAATGTATCAGTTCAATTCTTAAGAGAAGGTGACACTGCGCTATTAATGTTTATTGATACGCATTGGCACGTTATTGGAGGAACGGCAAACGTAATTTATCCATGAATAATGAATTGAATGAAGATAATTTTATAATGTATGCAATAAAGCATTACGAAAATCCACATTGCTCTGGTATTAGTGAATTTAACGATGACCTAAAAAGATTTAAATACCTGAAAAGATTATTTAGACGATACTCCTTAGGCAAAGGTCTAAAGGAAAGGTTGATTATCAATCATATTATAATCATCTATAATCTGTTCGGTCCTGATGCTGCAACAAAAATGCTTTTTTATAAAATTGAAAAAAAGTTTTGGTCTCAACTAAAAACATTTTTAATATTTTTAAATTATATGCCATTAGAAGTTATTGTTAGTAAACAAATAACTATAAAAGATACAGACATACCTATAGATAATGATATAGTAAAAGTACTAAGGACAATTTAATGTCAAGATTCGTAGACTCCTTAATAGCATATAGAATATTGCAGTTGCTAGTAACTCCATTCGAAAATACTGAGGCATATAAACTTGGTATAATAGATAAACAGGGTAAAGAATTAAAACCTATGTCTCAATTAAATACTGTTGCAGAAAAAGATGCCTATAGTATTTTACATAGATTAGTATTTAGATTAAAGAAAATAATCGAAAAAGTTCCTATTGAAAATAAGAAACTTGTATCAATGGCTGCGGCATATGCATTAATTAGAGAACATTATAACGCAACTAAAGAACCTATAGATTTAGAAAAACAATATCTTAAAAGACTTAATACGAATTTAACTGAAGAAATACAATTAGTTACAGACTTCACTAATAACAAGTATATGAAAACATTTAGACAATTTAAGGAAGAAGTCGCAGCCAATAATGCAGCATCAACAGGTGGAATTGCTGGATTGCCTCCAGATGATCCTCCTGTATCTGTAAAAGCAGCCAATAAATATAAGGCTAAGAATAAAAAGAACTTAATTGTTCCAATGTTTAGGAGAAAATGATGTGGAAGTCTATTAAAGAATTTTTTGGCTTTTTTGATAAACCGGAGATTATTATGCCCAAAGATACAAGACGTGAAGATATTACCGAACTATACAAAACAATTTTAGGTAGAGAGCCAGATAAGGATGGACTTGATTGGTGGGTTAGTTCCCAAGCAACGCTTGATGATATTAGATCTGAGTTTTTAAAATCGCCTGAATATGTTATGAAATCTAGATTGGAACAAATTACTAAACTTTATCAAGAAGTACTTGGTAGAGATCCAGATGCTGACGGTCTTAAATTCTGGGCTGAGGGACCTTTAGCTATAGATGAAATTCGTGTAGAATTTATGAAATCTGATGAATATCTTGCTAAAATAACTCCAGTACCTGAACCTGTTGCTGAAGTTAAACCAGAGCCTAAAGTAGAACTGAAACCTGCCGCTAAACCTGCTTCTAAATCAGCACCAAAAACAGCAGCTAAAGGTAGACCAAAGAAAACCAAATGACCACAGCATTTGGGGCGCTAGGATTACAGATGACAGATTCGGATCAATCTAGAATTGCGGTTTTGGAAACTAAAGTTCTTAATCTAAATGAAAAAATAGACGAACTTAAAGTTGATGTTAGAGAAATGCATGATTGTCTTGATAAAACCAGAGACCTTTTAAAAGAAGAATTAAAGGTTATGCGAGCTGAAGCTAGCACTCAACATGAGAGTTTATCTAAAAAGTTTAATCGATTAGAAGATTTTAAAAACAAAGGCATTTACATTAGTATAGGTGCTGCTGCAGTTATTGGTTGGTTGCTCGGTCATTCAGAATTGGTTAAACTATTCATACAATAGTATTGATTCTTATGTAGTTTTATATTATAATTAGGGTCATTGGAGGCACTATGTCATTATTCATTGACCTGAAATATCTTAGATTAATTAGTAATCGTTTACCGTTTTTCAAACAGAAAGATGATAGACTTTTTAATATTAGATGTACCATTTGCGGAGACTCTCAAAAGAAAAAATCAAGGGCCCGCGGATATTTTTATGCAGTAAAAAATGATCTATTCTATAAGTGTCATAATTGCGGTGCAAGTATGGCATTTGGTTCTTTTCTAAAGCAGTTCGATAGTTTACAATATAAGCAGTATGTGTTCGAAAGATTCTCCGACGGTGTTCCAAATAATAAACCACATAAGGAACCTGATCTATCCTTCTTTAAAACTGAGGAACCAAAAGAACGTAGACTTATAGATAAATTATTAGATAGTTTGGATAAATTGCCAGACGATAATGAGGCAGTTGTATTCGCATCAAATAGAAAAATACCAAAGTCCAAATTTAATACTTTGTACTATATTGATGACATTAGAAAAATTAATCAATTGAGCGAAAAGTATAAAGAAAGACTTAAAACTAACGAGCCAAGAATGGTTATTCCATTCTATGATAGTGATGATAAATTAGTCGGTGTTACTTGTAGAGCATTGCGAGGTGAAGAACTTAGATATGTGACTATTAAGATCGAAGATGATGCAATACAAGTATTCAATATTAATAATGTGGATAAAAGTAAAACAATCTATGTAACAGAAGGACCGTTGGATAGTTTATTTTTGGATAATGCAATCGCTGTTACTGGTACATCTTTTAATAAATTAGAACAACTTAATTTAAATAAAGATAAACTTGTAGTTATAATTGATAATCAGCCAAGAAACAAAGAAGTGGTTAAATTATATAATAGTATGATTGATAAAGGATACAGTGTAGTTATATGGCCCCAAACACTACAAGAAAAAGATATTAATGATATGGTGTTATCCGGTAAAGATGTGAAGAAAATTGTGAAGCAAAATACATTTAATGGTCTTGAAGCAAAGACAAAATTTATTTCATGGAAGAGAGTATGATCTTTAATTTTTTAAAAAGATCAATAGGCAAAATTAGTTTTAATTGTGATCCTAGATTTCATCATGCTTTTAATTTTTTTAAACCAGATAATGCATATAATTTTGCGCCTAACTGGTTTAAAAATTTGAAGCCTAGTTATTTAGTAGATGGTAACTATGGATTACAAATACCTTTTGGAACAGCAAAAAGTTGTCCGGCTCTTAAAAGTTATTTTACTAGCGGATTTGTAATACCTCTTTGGACTGATCTTTTAATAAAAGTCAATCCAGATGAATCCTGGTATTGGCATTCGGCGGATGATATAACGAAAATCAATGGTCATACTAATGAACAGTTAGGTGGTTTAATAAAATCGAATAAATGTATTAATATCAAGATAATGAGTCCTTGGAATATTAAAACAAGTGACAGTAAAGAATTTCTGTTCACCGGTGCAGGTTCATTTAATAATGATATCTTTAGTTTACCTGATATTATGTCTGGTATAATGAATTTTAATTTTAGACATGAAACACATATTAATATGTTACTTCCTGTACAAGATCAATCTTATACCATTCAATTAAATGCTGGTATGCCAATAGTTCATTTAATTAATCTTGAAAAAGGAAAATATAAAAAAGATTATAAACTTTACAAAAGTGAAATAGAATTTAAACAAGAACATAAGTGCCCTATTCAATTTTCATATCTTAAAAGTTATAAAATTTTGAAGAATAAATATAGTAAAGGTGATAGTAATGAAAGTAAAGTTAATTAGTTATTCTGAACCCTCTGGAGACTTGATGGATGAATTTCAGAGTTCCCCCGATTTACAGGACCTTGTCGCTTACTGCGCCCGAGTCTCGAACCCAAGTAATCAGTCCAATACAGAAACCTCGGACAGATTACTACGATACCTTATTAAGAACGCCCACTGGTCTCCCTTCGAAATGGTCAATATGTGCCTCGAAATCGAAACCACAAGAGACATTGCAAGACAAATCCTCAGACACAGAAGTTTTAGTTTCCAAGAGTTCTCCCAGCGATATGCTGACCCAGTTAAAGACCTCAATTTTGTTCCTCGAGAGGCAAGGTTACAGGACACCAGTAACAGACAAAATTCTATTGAGCTTGACTTCAGACAACAAGAACATAGGGACATTGCAAGATGGTGGAGAGACGAACAAACCACAATTATCAAACAAGTAAAAGAACTATATAATGCTGCGATAAGTCAAGGTATAGCTAAAGAAGTAGCAAGGGCAATTTTACCTGAAGGACTTACAATGAGTCGTATGTATATGAATGGTACTTTGAGAAGCTGGATTCATTATATTCAACTACGTTCCGCAAATGGGACACAACAAGAACATATGGAAATAGCTCGTGAGTGCGCGAAAGTAATAGCGTTGGTTTTCCCCTTTGTAAAGGAATATATAAATGAACACGAGGCTTGATGTAGCAACTTTTATGAGAGCAGGCGATCAAAATGTAGAAACTAAAAATGCAGGTTTTTACCCAGGACGATTGTCTCAAGCAGATCTTTATATGGATCTAGTAACAGAAGAATTTAATGAGTTGTCTGAGGCAGTGAATAAAAAAGACATTGTTGAAACTGCAGATGCATGTGCTGATCTAATTTGGGTAGTAGAAGGATTGATGTACAGTCTTGGTATTGATCCTCAAACAGTATGGGATGAAGTTGCAAAATCTAATCATTCAAAAACAGTCGAAGGTAAGTTAATCAAAAGAGAAGATGGTAAAGTTCTTAAGCCAGAGACATTTCAACCACCAAACATTCAAAAAGCGTTAGGATTGTAAAATGCTAGTGTACCTTCTTGAATTCATACCCGATCTTGTTTGGGTATTACTATTCTTTGTAGGTGTTACTATGATGGTAGCCGGGCAGTTTCTGCGAGGCTTACCTTTAGTTATGCAGTATCGCCTACCTATCATGTTCGCCGGATTTTTCTTGCTTATGCTAAGCACATGGTCGCTTGGTGTTGCAAGTAATGAAGCTAAATGGCAAGCACGGTTAAAAGAAGTCGAGGAACAAGTTAAGGTACAAGAGCAAAAAGCAGTGGAACTTAATGAGCAGCTTGATAAAGAAATAGCTGAGAAGAAAGCACTTGCTGAGAAAAAGAATAAAGTTATTGTCAATGAAATAGTTAAATGGCAAACTAAAGAAGTTCTAAAAGAAGTTAAGGTTGAGGGCCCTGAGAGAGTTAGGATAGAGGAAGTTATCAAATATATCGAGAATTGCCCAGTACCAAAGGAAATGTTAGATATTCATAATAAAGCAACACAATCATCAATTGAGAAAATGAAAGGGGAAAAGAAATGAGATTACTATTAGTAGCTCTCCTTTCAGTTTTTATTGCAAGTTGTGCTATGATAGAAAGATTCATGCCAGCTAAGCCAAAATTCCCTGATGCTATAAAAGAACTCCAACAACCTTGCCCAGAATTAAAAACAATCGAAGGCAATCAAGTTGCTATTACAGAGTTGCTCAAAGCAGTTGTAGAAAATTATACATTATACTATGATTGCTCCTTGAAGAATGAGGGTTGGAACAAGTGGTATGTAGAACAAAAGCAAATCTATGAGAAAGGTGGCAAGAAATGAAGGCTATAATTATATTAGCCGCTGCTTTAGCATTAGCTGGATGTGCTTCAACAACTAAGGAACAATTATATTATGACACAGCAAAATCTATATCGAAGGACAGTACAATGGCACAGACTGCTTGCTTTGCAGCTGTCACTGAAATTGCTAAAGGTGGCGATCAAGGCGCTAAGGTGGGCGCTATTTCACTTGCAGACAAATGTAAAAACGAAATGATGAAAATTGAACCTCCAAAGAAAAATTGGCTAGGTTTGTGATCTAATAACAACAACAAGGTAGGTAAAGATGGCGGGTATCGTGCACGGCATAACAGTAGAATATTCTCGGGACAATCTGTTCGACGAATTAGGTATTAAACGATTACAAGAAAGTTACATGAAGGATGATGAAAGAAGCCCTCAAGAAAGATTCGCATTCGTCTCTGCAGCGTTTGGATCAAATCCAGAGCACAGTCAGCGTCTTTATGATTATAGCAGCAATCACTGGCTTAGCTATAGCACACCGATACTCTCTTTTGGACGCTCGAAGCGGGGTCTTCCTATTAGTTGTTTTCTACCTTATCTTGATGATAGTGCTGAAGGTTTGGTCGACACTTTATCTGAGGTCAATTGGCTATCAATGCTCGGTGGAGGAGTAGGAATTGGAATCGGTATACGTTCTGCTGACGATAAGTCTGTTGGTGTTATGCCTCATCTACGCACATATGATGCTAGCTCGCTTGCCTACAGACAAGGTCGAACACGTCGTGGCTCATATGCTGCTTATCTTGACATATCCCATCCTGATATTCTTTTATTTCTCGATATGAGAAAGCCGACAGGCGATCCGAATATGCGAGCACTTAATTTACATCATGGTATTAATATTACTGATGATTTTATGCATATCATCGAAAAATGTATGATTGATCCATCTGCTGATGATACATGGGAATTAAAGGATCCACATGATGGATCAGTGAGAGAAAAGATATCTGCCAGAGAACTATGGCAACGTATTCTTGAACTTAGAATGCAGACAGGTGAACCATACATTCATTTCATTGATACAAGTAATAAAGCTATGCCAGAGTTTCAAAAGAAACTTGGCTTAAAGATTAGGCAAAGTAATCTGTGCTCAGAAATTATTTTACCGACTGATAAAGAAAGAACAGCAGTATGTTGCCTATCATCTGTTAATTTGGAATATTATGATGATTGGAAAAATAATAAACTATTTCTTCGGGACGTTGCGGAGATGCTTGATAACGTTCTTCAGTATTTCATTGATAATGCTCCTGATAGCATTTCAAGAGCAAAGTATTCAGCTAGCCGTGAAAGGTCTATTGGTATTGGTGCTCTCGGTTTTCATGCTTACCTCCAAAAAATACAAGTCCCGTTTGAATCAGCGCTGGCTGTAAGCAAAAATAAACAAATGTTTAAACATATCCGTGAAGGATTAGATCATGCAAATATCAAACTCGGAAAAGAAAGAGGGGAAGCACCTGATGCTATTGGCACTGGCAAACGTTTTAGTCATATGCTTGCTATTGCTCCCAATGCCTCTAGCTCTATTATCATGGGCAACACTAGTCCCTCCATTGAGCCTTATCGTGCTAATGCTTATAGACAAGATACTCTTTCAGGAGCTTTTCTAAATAAGAACAAGTGGTTAGATTATATAATAAAGGAAAAATGTAATGCCGATTCTAACTTGGACTATAACGAAATCTGGTCAAGTATTATCGCCAACGATGGCAGCGTTCAACATCTTGAATTCCTCGATGACTGGACAAAAGACGTTTTCAAAACTTCCATGGAAATTGACCAGAGATGGATTGTACAGCATGCCGCTGATCGCCAATCCTATATTGATCAAGCGCAAAGCGTTAATCTCTTTTTCAGACCAGATTCAAACATCAAGTATATCCACGCGGTACACTTTATGGCATGGAAGGCCCAGCTCAAAACTTTATACTACTGCCGCAGCGAAAAGATTTCGAAAGCTGATAAAGTCTCTAAGAAAATAGAAAGACAAGTAATTGAAGAAATTGATCTTAAACAATTAGCACAAAGTGAAGAGGTATGCTTAGCTTGTGAGGGATGAAATGAGTAAAATTATTTTATTAAAAGATGTGTATGAAATGAAAGAACAAAAGGAGAAAGAACTTTTGTTCTATAAAGAAAAATTAGTTGAACTTCAAGATAAATTATATTGGTTAGAAAGAGACTTATCACTAACTAAAAATATTATTAGATTGATAGAAGAAGAAAGGGTAACTAAAATAAATGAAACTACTTAAATTTTACGGAGAATGGTGCGGACCTTGTAAGACTCAGAACAGTATTATTAAGAATTTAGGTGACAGAGTAACAGTACCGATTGAAGAAATAGACATAGATGATAAATTTGATATGGTAAAAAGTTGGAAGGTAACATCAGTTCCAACTATGATCCTAGTCAATGAGGATGGAGAAGTGAAAAGACATACCGGCGTATTAAAAGAAAAGGAATTTTTAAAGTTTATAACAAATGATTAAAAAAGCAAAAAACAATCTATTAGAAGAAAGAACATATTATAAGCCCTTCAATTATCCATGGGCTTACGAGGCATGGTTAAAGCACGAGCAGGCTCATTGGCTTCATACAGAAGTCCCTATGCTTGAAGATGTAAAAGATTGGAAAAATAAATTATCCGAAGACGAAAAGAAATTCCTAACACATATCTTTCGTTTCTTCACTCAAGGGGATATTGACGTTGCTGGTGGATATGTTAAGAACTATCTGCCCTATTTTCCTCAACCAGAGATTAGAATGATGCTTGCAGGTTTCGCTGCAAGAGAAGCATTGCATATTGCTGCATACTCACATCTAATTGAGTCACTTGGAATGCCAGAAGCAACATACAACGAGTTTCTTGAGTATGCGGAGATGAGAGAGAAACATGATTATCTTTTGGATCTCAGCTCGAAGAATAGCACTAAACAATCTACAGCCGAGCACATCGCTGCATTTAGCGCGTTTACGGAAGGCATGCAGCTCTTTAGTAGTTTTATTATGTTGCTTAATTTTCCTCGTCATGGTGTAATGAAGGGCATGGGACAAATTGTTACTTGGTCTATTGTTGATGAAACCATGCACGCTGAAAGTATGATCAAACTCTTCAGAACATATATAGAAGAGAATAGAGAAATCTGGAACGATGACCTTAAAGCAAAAATTTACACGATTGCTACCAAGATGGTGGAGCTTGAAGATAAGTTTATTGATCTGGCATTCGGCATGGTACGCGTGGCTGATCTGGACGCTAGTGACGTTAAATCTTATATCAGGTATATTACTGACCGTCGTCTTATTAGCCTGGGTCTTAAAGGAATCATGAAAGTCAAGAAGAATCCTTTGCCCTGGGTAGAAGAAATGATTAATGCTCCAACTCATACTAATTTCTTCGAGAACAGAGTAACAGATTATGCTAAAGGTTCTTTAACAGGTAATTGGGAAGATGTCTGGGCCAAGGCAGCTTAATGTGGGAAATACTATACCTACTCATAGCAACTCACATCACTATAGTATGTGTGACCTTATATTTGCACAGGGGGATGGCACACCGTGGTATACATTTCAGCCCCCTATTGAGTCACTTTATGAGGTTGTGGTTATGGCTGACTACGGGTATGGTTACAAAAGAGTGGGTAGCAATACATAGAAAACACCATAGATATGTTGATGGACCTTTGGATCCTCATTCTCCAAATATTTACGGTATTCTCCGTGTATTGTTTGGGGGTGTTTTGTTATATACTGCTGCTACAAAGGATGAAAAAGTAATTGAGCAATATGGTGCTGGAACTCCAGACGATTGGTTAGAAAGAAATATTTATGCTAGATATTCTGTTGTTGGGGTTCTTTTACTTCTTATTCTTAATACCTTCTTGTTTCACGGCTGGGGTATTGTTATTTGGCTTATACAAATGGCATGGATACCGTTTTGGGCAGCCGGAGTTATTAACGGCATTGGTCATTGGTTCGGTTACAGGAATAATAACACTATGGATCTCTCTAGAAATATTATTCCATTTGGATTTCTCATCGGAGGAGAGGAGTTACACAATAACCACCACGATGATCCGGCAAGTCCTAAGCTAAGTCAAAAATGGTGGGAGTTTGATATTGGCTGGATGTGGTTAAAATTATTTACTTATATGGGATTAGCTAAATTAGTTAACAGATGATATGAAAACAACTTTTATAATTGATGGTGGACTTGGCAGGCAAATTACAGCAATACCGGCACTTGAGAAATATGTAAAAAATAATCCAGATACAATCATTATTTCTCATTTTTGGACTCCTATCGTATGGGGTAATCCTTTACTTACAGATAAAATTTTTGATGTAGGTAGTAAAGGATTATTTAATATGGTAAAATATAGTAAAGTTATTAAACCAGAACCTTACTATAATACTAATTATGTTAATGGTAAAATTTCATTAGCTGATGCTTTCAATGAGGAAATTAACGGTGATAATGAAAAGATGCCGCCTCCAAAACTACATCTAAGTAGATTGGAACTTGAAATCGGTAGAATGAAAACTAGAAATAAGGATGGTAAAGTTATTTGTTTCT